CCTTGGATGTGCGTGTGCTGGGCGTAGAGTATGCTGACAAAAATTTTACCGGTCGTGACGAGTGTTATGATCGTGGCATTGAGATTGTGTTTAACGGCCGAGATCATTCGTTCTCCAGTTCAAGCCTTCGCAAGCGTGTGGTGGCTGCTGAAACAGAAAAAGTGTTGCTAAAGCGATGATATTATATGTAAATGGTTGCAGCCATACAGCGGCTGCCGAAGCAGTTATACCTGCGGTGTTTGCTGTAGATGATGGTAGATATGGTATTGACCGTAGACCTCATCCAATCAACTTAGAAGCCAGCTGGGGCCGGCACTTGAGCCGAATGCTCAACACTGAGTTTTATTGCGATGCTGAAAGTGCAGCCAGCAACGACCGCATACTACGAACTACTACAGATTGGATACATAACAACTATGATCGTTTGTATGATACTGTGATGGTAATACAGTGGACCACTTGGGAAAGAGAAGAATGGATATTTGAAGGCCAACACTATCAAGTGAATGCCAGCGGCATAGACATGGTGCCACCTGAATTAGAATCACGCTATCGTCAGTACATACTAGATGTCAACTGGACTCAAAAGACAGATGAATGGCACAACAAAATTTGGCACCTACATCGCCGACTAAAAGATCTAAAGGTACGACATTTATTTTTCAGCGGCAACAGCACATTTGGTGATATACCAAATCAAAGAGATTGGCAAAATCATTACATCCAACCCTACTCACGAGAACACAGTTGGAATGCCATACTAAAAAACAACGGATTTGAGCATGTGAATCCTCAAAGTTACCATTTTGGAGCCAATGGCCATAGATTTTGGTCGGAATATGTGTTACACTACATGAAGCAACACAAACTTCTGGACCGCTTTGATGAAATATCTACTGATTGATACTGCCAACATGTTCTTCCGCGCCCGCCATTCGGCACACAGGGCAAGTGACACATGGACTAAATTGGGCTTTGCACTACACTTGACCATGATGAGCGCCAACAAGGTAGCTAGACGTTTTGGCGTGGATCACGTGGTTTTTGCACTGGAAGGGCGTAGCTGGCGTAAGGATCACTACAAACCCTACAAAGCCAATCGCGCTGTGGCCCGCGGTGCCATGAGCGAAACCGAAGCAGAAGAGGACAAGCTGTTTTGGGAAACCTATGATGAGCTGACTAAATACTTGTCCGAGAAAACAAACTGTAGCGTACTCCGTTGCCCCACAGCAGAAGCAGACGATATCATTGCCCGCTGGATTGCACTACACCCCCAAGATGAACATATTATTGTCAGCAGTGACTCAGACTTCGTCCAGTTGGTTGCGCCAAATGTGCAACTTTACAATGGTATAAACGATCACCTGTTCAGTGTTGATGGCGTAACCGATGCCAAAGGCAACCAATTGAGTTTTTCTATTGAAAGCAATTCAAAGATCAAAGTAGGCAAAGCTGACAAAGACTTTGTGACTCCACCTGACTATCAGAAGTGGGTGTTGTTTTTGAAGTGCATGCGTGGCGATCCGGGTGACAATGTGTTTTCGGCCTATCCGGGTGTGCGTGTGAAGGGCACAAAGAATCAAGTGGGACTCACAGAAGCCTTTGAGGATCGTGACAAAAAAGGCTACTCTTGGAACAATCTCATGTTGCAACGTTGGTTGGACCATGAACAGGTTGAACATAAGGTGCTAGAAGACTATGAGCGCAACTGTGTGCTGATTGATCTCACAGCACAGCCACAAGAGATAAAAGATACGGTGGATGCTATGATCTGTGAACAAATCAGCGACAAAGACACAGGTATGGTAGGCGCACACTTTCTCAAGTTCTGCGGCAAGTATGAACTTACCAAGCTGAGTGACCAAGCTGAACCTATTGGTCGCTGGCTGAATCAAACATATCAAGGAGTGTTAAAATGATAGTAGCAAAACCGGTGATTGACAATCAATACTGGATTCTCAAACAAAACAATCAAAAGATTGGCAACATCGAAGCCAGTGCAGATGGGTATGTTGTAAAAATACAAAATCAGGTGTCAAGCTATAAAACCATGCCCATGGTCAGACAAGAGATCGACATCACTTTTGAACCTTCAGAAACTGTAACACAACCGCCCAAGGACTCAGTGCATGGCTATGAAACTGGGTGCAAGACCTACAACGGGCTGTGGAATGTTCGACTGAAGTTGCCATTGTTTACCAAACAGGAAAAATCCAAGTCATGGTTTGCGGCAGGATGGTACACAGTAAAACAACATCGCAGTTGGAAAATTGTGCGCAATCCCAAACTGATTGCACTAGAGCGTTACAAATATCAAGGACCATTTCATACCAAAGAACAGGCCAATGAGTCAATTTGATATTGTAAGTTTTGGTGATAGTTTTATCTATGGAACAGAGCTACCCGACAATGATGATGGATCAATGGGCTGGCCAGGACTTGCTGCAAAAAATTTAAAATGTTCCTATAAAACTTTTGCCGTTCCAGGATGTAGCAATGACAATATCGCAAGACAAATTTATTCTTACTATAGCAATCCAAATAATGTAGATACATTAGCAGTTATAAATTGGACTTGGTTACATCGTTGGGATTTTTATATGGTAGCACATGAAAAATGGATCACATTAGGTGAAACATGTGTTCCAGAAAAACTCATGCAAGACATTAACAAAACCGAAGCTCACCGAGTGGTTGACTTTTATAATGATTACACCAATAGTAGTTTAGTTTGGAACAAATTTCGAAATCTACAAACTATCTATGCTGTCCAAAACTTTTTAAAAAATCAAGATATAGTCTCAGTTCAGACATGTATGGATTACCATTTGATAGATCAATCCATGCATGCTCCAGATTACATACAAGCATTGCAAACTCAAGTTTCAAAAGAAATATTGTGGTTTGACAATAAAAACTTCTTAGATTGGTCTTACCACCATCATTATGAAGTAACTTCGGTTGGGTTGCATCCTTTGGTAGATGCACACAAAAATGCCACGGCAATGTGGGAACCCATATATAAATTGAAACTAAAGGAAATCAATGACTAATCCATTTAATAATCAACAGATGTTTATGTTAGCATCAGGACAGACCACTGGCATCGAAAACGTTGACCAGTATAAACTTTACCACACTCTCCTCAAAGAGGAAGTGCAAGAACTAGAAGATTCGACCACTAGAGAAGATGATGTCGATGCTTTGATTGATATTTTGGTTGTTACAATCGGAGCACTTCATTCAATCGGTGTGGATGTAGAAGGTGCATGGAATGAAGTGCATAACAGTAACATGGCCAAAATAGATGCTGGCACTGGGGTGGTATTGCGTAGAGAAGATGGCAAAATCCTCAAACCCGAGGGGTGGAAGCCGCCAAATCTTAAACAGTATTTGCGATGAGTTTACACATCAATCGGTTTATTGACTCAATCAAGGCAGCAGAAAGCCGTGGTCAAAAAGACCTTGTCATGCCCATGCGTGATGCCAAGGACTTACACGGCGATATAACCAAGCTGTTGTTGGCGCTGGAGCAATCACGCAAAGAACAGGCTGCAACAAATGAACCGATTGAAGTAGTTTTGTCAGGTGGCAGTTTCAAATCTGCATAGTTATTGGGATAAATAAACACGGAGTTTATCTATGTCAAGACCCAAGCCACAGGTGTTAATTGAAATCACCAACAAACAAACCTACAAGACCGAGCAAGTGTTGGCCTCGGAAGGAGTATGGGCAGTTTTTTATGATAACAAACCAATCAACTTAAAAACGTCTAACATGCTGACCCAATATCCCGGACCCAAGTATAAAAAAGTCAGTTTCTCCAATCCCGGGCATGCCAAGAATCTAGCTCGCAAACTCAACACACAGTTTCAGACCACAAAGTTTTCAGTGGTACTCTTAAAGTCTGGGGATACTGTGTACCCCAATGCTAACTAAACAACAAATTACCGAACGAATATTGGAGGGTCTTCCTGAAGATGACCGTCCTACCTATGATGAAGCCTGCAAGTCATGGTGGATGAACTTTAGAGAAGGCGGCGGGTTTAGATTGACCAACGCTGGGTTTATGGCCTTGAGCACTTGGGAGTTTGAAACATACGTATTTGATTCTCCAACCAGTTTGGTTGCTATTTCTAGACATTTGCTGATTTTGGATAAAAAATTAGATTGTCCTTACTATATCAAAATTGGCAAGCGGCCGCAGATTGTTTTGTTTGGCAGCAAACAGGCAATGATGGCAGCCATGTACGGCGACTTGGAAAAGTGGCTGATCTTTTTAAATCGGACCTAAATGTATTGGAACAACCCTTTAATCGAAGCACAGTGGCCAGGTGATCAAGATCCTGTTCATGACAGTTTGCACAATGGCACACACTGTTTGTTTTGGAATCCGCATGCTGAGTTTCAAAACTTACCCACCAATCAACGACTCAGTGACTTATGCCGCTGGGCCATGGAGTGGCTTACACACGATGGCATAGATGATTTTGCAGCCGATGCTCGCAATCACTACGACATTGCCAACCTAGTCAAGTTGAATCTTTGGATACATGATATTCGAGCACAAGGCATTGTTAAACCTTGGTTGCTGTTGGATACAGATGGCATGTTGGTGCCTGGCACCGGGGACAGCAGACTACGATGTTTGGAACGCATACCAGAAATCAAAACTGTGCCTGC